GTCTCCCTAATCATTGACCATCGAGAGGCGTGGCTATTTGGCACGAACTCCGTGGAGGTCTGGTACAACTCCGGCGACGCCGATTTTCCGCTCACCCGCATCCAAGGCGCTTATAACGAGATCGGCTGTATTGCGCCGTACTCGGTAGCCAAGATGGACAATTCCGTCTTCTGGCTCGGCGCAGACGCTCGGGGTCAGGGCATTGTGTATCGAGCCAATGGCTACCAAGGCGTGCGGGTATCTACCCATGCTGTTGAGTTTGCCATTCAGGGCTACGGCGATTTATCCGATGCAGTTGGTTACACGTATCAGCAGGACGGTCACACGTTCTATGTGCTGAACTTTACCAACGCTGATACGACGTGGGTGTTTGATGCGGCTACGGGCGCTTGGCACGAGCGTGCTGGATTCCGTAACGGCGACTTCAAGCGTCACCGTGGTAATTGCCATGCGCGGTTTAACGGCGACCCGATTGTGGGTGATTACCAGAACGGACGCTTGTATGCGTTTGATCTAGACGTGTACGCGGACGCAGGCGTTACGCAGAAGTGGCTGCGGTCATGGCGTGCGCTGCCGACTGGCGCCAACAACTTAACTCGTACTGCCCACCACACGCTTCAGATTGATTGCGAGACGGGCGTTGGCTTGCCTGGTGTTAGCGCGTTTGACCCGCCCACCGAAATTACGACTGAAACACAAATCATCATCAATACCGAAACGGGTGGAACGCCGGTAGTGACGGGTGACTTGGGAACAGAAGTTCCCGAAGACATTGAAACAGAGTCGTTTGACTATCTGCTGGCCGTTACCGAAGACCCCGGCTTGAGCCTGATTATCGAAAGCAATCCGGTTGTGGGTGCCGATCCGCAGTTGATGCTGCGATGGTCTGATGACGGCGGCCACACTTGGAATGGCGAACGCACCGTCTCGATGGGTCGCGTCGGTCAATATGGCACTCGCGCTATCTTCCGTCGCCTTGGCATGACGACCAAACTGCGTGACCGCGTGTATGAGATTAGCGGCACCGATCCGGTTAAGGTCGCCATCATGGGCGCTGAATTGCAGATTAGCGGTACGGCGTCGTGACAACCAACATCACGCAAATCCCTGCTCCGCGTGTGCCGTTTATTGACGAGCGCACCGGCCAGATTTCGCGTGAGTGGTTTCGATTCCTTAATAACCAGTTCCAGTTAACGGGTGGCGGCACTACTCAGACTACCATTGCTGACCTTGAGTTGGCACCGTCGTTGGCGGCTAACGTCGAGGACGAGATGGCAGTTGTGAAGGGGCAGATAGACGATTTGCAAAAAGGCCCGCCTCGATTTGAGCCGGGTCTTATCAACTACGGTTCGTTTTTCTCAACGCAGACTCAAGCGGCAACGGTCATCAACACGGCCTACGCTATTACGTACAACAATGCTGATCCGGCGTATGGCGTTTACCGTGACCCAGCCGATAGCAGCAAGATCAAAGTTACTCGACCTGCTATTTACAACGTCCAGTTTTCTATTCAGGTGGATAAAACTTCGGGCGGTACTGGTCGGCTGTACATTTGGCCTGCCATCAATGGCACTGCCGTAGCCAACTCTGCGTCACTGATTCAGATTCAAGGCAACAACGCCGAAATCTTCTCCGCCGCTAACTTTTTCTTGCCGCTGTCTAACGGCGATTACTTTCAGTTGTACTTTTCCGTGGATGCGCTGGATGTGCAGTTGCAGAACTTTGCTGCTGCCGCTCCAGTTCCGGCCATTCCTTCAATCATTTTGACTGTTATGCAGGTGTACGTATGACCGTTTACCTTTCAGCCTTTGCAGGGGCCGGAGCGCAGTTCTTTACCGACGACGGCGAAGTCCTGTCGGGCGGAAAGATTTATACCTACGCTGCTGGCACAACAACCCCACAGAACACTTATACGTCTGTGGTCGGCACGACCGCTAACCCTAATCCAATCATCCTTGACTCAGGCGGACGACTGCCCGAAGACATGTGGTTGTCGGAAGGCATCAAGTATCGCTTTGTGTTGGCTGACTCAACCGACGTTCAAATCGGCGAGTATGACGACATCGCTGGTATCAACGACATTTCTACGGAAACGGTGCCGTGGTCCATCATCACCGGCACCCCGACGACGGTGGCTGGTTACGGCATTACTAACGCTCTGACGACAACGGCTGCGGCAGCGACCTATGCGCCGATTGCCTCACCCACGTTTACTGGCACGCCGTTGATTCCCGACAACGATTCGGTCAGTGCTAACTTTGCTGTGGGCTATCGAGATGCCCCGCAAGTGTCTAAAACCGCTAACTACCAGTTAGTGTTGGCGGATCGCGGCAAGTCCATTCTGATGAACGGCACTAGCCTGACGCTGACCATTCCGGCTAACTCGGCGGTCGCGTTCCCCGTAGGTACGGTTGTTATAATCGTCAACGTCAACACAAGCGCGTTGTCGATTGCCATTACGACCGACACGTTGACCTTGGCAAATAGCACGACGACCGGCACGCGCACTTTGGCGCGAAACGGCATTGCAACTTGCGTCAAGATTAGTTCAACCAGTTGGCTAATCAGCGGAGCGGGATTGACCTAATGGGCGGCGCTACCTTAGCAGCGGCGATTGCAGGCACGACGGGGGGAGCCGGTGCCGGTGTATTTGACTTCTCGCAGGGGTCGGGTAGCGTCACAATTCCGTCCCTTGCCACAGGCGTCACGATTGAGGTTTGGGGCGCAGGCGGCGGTGGTGGCTACGGCACGGTCACGCAGATATTTGGCGAGTTCCTATACGAACCGCAAGAGAACCCCGGCGGTGGTGGCGGTGGCGGCGCGTATGCCAAACGAGTGATTGTGTTAACCGCACCAGATGCCGGTAAAACGATTCTGTACACTGTCGGTGCGGCTGGTAGAGGCGGCACTGTAGGCGACGCTGTGGGCGGCGCTGGCACCCAATCTGTCGTCTACGCCGGTACATACGCGTTAGACGAAATGATCGCCACGGGTGGTTTTGGCGGCTACGGTGGTATTGGCATATTCGGCAGCCAGCAGGGCGCTGGAGGCACGCAAACAGGCGGTACAGTGCCGCCGTCAGTGAATGGTAACGGAGGGGCTGCCTTCACCCAAACCGGCGCTGCAAGCATTACAGGCGATAATAGCCTTACTGCCGGTGCAGGCGGCAACGGTGGCGACCCGGTAGAGGGCGGCGATCCGGGCTTGGCTGGTTCTAACGGTCGCGTGCGACTCGTATTTACCTTTTAGGTGACACATGGCAGTTAACATTAAAGTCCTGATCCCGGCCAAGATTGCCGAGAACACGCAGACCACGCAATACACGGCCACGAACGTCTCAACCATTATTGACAAGTTCACGGCCACAAACTACAGCGCGTCGGCGGCTACCTTGTCGGTCAACCTTGTGACGCAGTTTGACTCGTCGGGCAACCAGAACTTAATCATTAAGAACAAGACGCTACTGCCCTCGGAGACGTATACGTTTCCTGAGTTGGTCGGCCATGTGCTGCAACCTGGTGGCTTCATCTCGACGATTGCCGGTACTGCCTCGGCTATCAACATCCGATCCTCTGGCCGGGAAGTGTCGTGACCGAACTGGCGACCATAGGCGCACAAGCGTTGCAGTTATTCGGCAACGCCGAAGAGGCCGAAGCGGCCATGCTGCCTATGCCGCAGGTGGATTGTCCTGTCACGCATTACTTTGGCCCCGGAGTCGCCATCCGCGAGGTGTTTTTGCCTGCCGGTACGTTAGCCGTAGGGCACAAACAAAAGCACGAACACCTAAACATCTTGCTGCGCGGCAAGGTTGTTATGCTGCAAGACGATGGCACTTTAAGGACGGTATCTGCCCCGTTAATTTACACTGGTACTGCTGGTCGCAAGATCGGCTATGTGCTTGAAGATACCGTATGGCAGAACATCTATCCGACCCACCTTAAGGATGCCGATGCCATTGAAGACGCCTTTATTGAAAAAAGCGAAGTGTGGCAGCAGCATCAAATTGCAGACCTAGCCCAGCGCAAATTCGGCAGGGCAGCAGACCGCCAAGATTTCCAGTATTTGCTTGCCGAGTACGGCATACCAGCAGAACTGGTTGAAGCGCAATCAGAAAACACCGATGACCAAATTACCGTGGAATGTGGAATAGCCCGCGTTCACGACTCAGAGATTCATGGAAAAGGGTTGTTTGTTACCGCTCCGATTGCCGCCGGTCAGGTCGTTATGTCTGCCCGAATCGACGGCAAACGCACTCAAGCCGGACGGTACGTAAACCATTCTTTAACGCCTAACTGCCGCATGGTAATCAGGGAAAATGGCGACATCGACTTGGTGGCGCTCGTAAACCTTGACGGATGCAAGGGCGGTAGCGTAGGGCAAGAAGTTACTATAGATTACCGCCAAGCATTAGCCCTTTCGGGGGTAACGCTAGAGTTTCAGGAGCCATCATGTCAGCCGTAGCAGCAGCCATAGCCACTAGCGCCGCCGTAGGCGCTTACAGCGCACGAAAAGGCGCAAAAGCGCAGCAACAAGCAGCGGATCAATCCGCCGAAGTTCAGCGCGAGATATTCCAGAAACAAACGGAGTTGGCCGAGCCATTCCGTCAGGCTGGAATTACCTCGCAGAACGAACTGCTAAGATTGCTCGGGCTTGGTGGCGAAGCCGGTACGCCCGGTTACGGTTCGTTGGGGCAGCCGTTTACCGCCGAACAAATGTATCAAGACCCCGGTTATATGTTCCGTCTTTCAGAAGGCGAAAAAGCATTGCAACGGATGCAATCGGCTCGCGGAGGCGGCGTTGGTTTAGCAAGCGGAAAATCAATACGTGAAGGCGTCCGATATGCCAGCGGTTTGGCTTCGCAGGAATATACGAACGCCTTTAATCGCGCTCAGGCTCAGTTGGGCACGCGCCTTGGCGCCCTCGGTAGTTTGTATGGCGCTGGGCAAGCGGCAACTCAACAAGTTTCTGGTCAGGCCGGAGAGTACGGCAGCAATGTCGGTAACTTGTTAATGGCTGGCGGAGCGGCAAGAGCATCTGGTTACGCTGGCATGGGTAACGCGCTCAATCAGGCTTTGGGTACTTACCTCAACTATCAGCAAGGGCAGCGGTACTTGGATGCGCTGAACAGAGGGACGGGCTGATCCATGCCAATTAATCCTCAGATCGTTGTGCCTCAAGTTCAGGGAATTCAACTTGAGAATCCGCTAAATATGGCTCGAAACGCGTTGGCGATTCGAGAGGCGCAGTCGCAGATTGCCGCTAATCAATTAAAGACGGCTAGAGCGCAGCAATTAAAAACCATTTTTGCTGGGCAACCTGGTGAGCAACGTGATCCGAAAGCAATCGCAAATGCGCTTTTGCAGGCTGGGTTTCCAGAAGAAGCCAAGCAAATTATGGATTTTACGACTTCAACTTCGCAGTCTCGAAAGGCTGGGTTGGAGTCGGAGGCCGCTCAGTTTGCGCTGCTTGGTAGCGAGGCTGGTGCGTTTGCTAATGATCCTGCGTCGTTAAATAAAGCATCTATTTTGCCGTGGGCGTCTGCTGCCGTACAAAGAGGGTTGTTGACCCCAGAGGCGCTTAAGCGATTTGAAGCGTTGCCAGATGACCCAAGAGAGTTGGGCGCTGCAATGCGCCGTCTTCAAGTGCAGGCACTAACACCTGTGCAGCAACTTGAAACAAGCGTTATGGAACAGGGCTTGGGCGGCGAAAGTCGCGTGTTAAGAATTCCAAAACTTGGCGGCGCCGCCGAAGAAGTGGTTGGAAGTCGCGCTCCGGTCACTGCGTCTCCAAACCGACCAGTAACGCAAATTTTGATGCCAGCCGAAACTGAGCGTCAAAAAGCCCTTGGTAAAGGCGGTGCTGAAGCAGACATTGCTGAATACAATACTGTCAGAAGTGCGGCTAGAAGCATTAATAAAGACTACGAAACCATTAAGTTGCTTCAAGAAGGTAAGCCGTCTACTGGCATTACCGCAGAACTTGAACTCGGCTTTAATCGACTTAAAGCCGCTGCTGGTGGTAAGCCTGACGCGATTGAAAAGGTTGCTGACACCGAGTATTTGGAAGCATTGCTTGGTTCCGACGTGTTCAATCAGTTCCAGGCTCTTGGTGTTGGCGCTCGCGGTTTAGACACGCCTGCCGAACGAGAGTTTTTGCGACAAGTTATTTCGGGCACTCGAACCTTGGACAAGGAAACTCTTATTCGCATGGCAGAAATGCGTGCTAAGTACAAGAGATCGCTTGTTGAAGAGTTTAATGAGCGCGTTGAATCTGGCGAATTGGATGACTTTTTTAGGGATTATGGTCGAACCAAACGACCATTTGCGTTGCCAAAACCGCCGGAAGTTACTGTTACGGGACCGGGTGGAAAACCGCTCGGCCAATCCGCTCAACAACCAGTACAGGTGAAAAGTGTCGAAGAGGCCCGTGCATTAAAGCCGGGCACTAGATTTATTACTCCTGATGGCCGTGAAAAGGTGCGGTAATGGCGCCTCAAGTAAAACTTCAAGACGACCCTTACGCTGAGTTTTCAGACGCGCCAAGAAACCAAGACGTTACGGTAACGCGTATCGGGAACATGCAGATTGACCCGTATGCCGAGTTTGTTGATGCCCCAGAGGGCATTCCACAACGGCAAGGGCTTGATCTGCTTTCTCAGTATGCGGGCGTGGTCAATCGCGCTGTAGCGCCTTATGTAACAGCGGCAGCGGGTGGCGCTGCTCTTGGTGGACCTATCGGCGCCGCTGCTGGCCCTGTCGCACTTGGCATCACCGATATTGGCGCAACCCTAGCAAACCTTGGCTTGCAAGCGACTGGCTCCGAGCGACGCGTACCCGTTCCCTCCGAGATCATTCGAGGTGGCTACGAGGCGTTGCTGCCTAGCGCGTTTCGCCAACCCGAGACGGCAGGTCAACGATATACCGCGATAGGCGCTGAAGCAGCGGGTGGCGCTACTGCGACTGCAAATGCGCTGCGACAGATTGCAGCAAATCTGCCGGTCACTGCTCCCAGAAATGTTCTTGGGCAAACCATTCCGACTGCAAAAGAAGTCACAACGGCAATGGCCGGTGCGCCTACCGCTCAAGCGGCTTCGGCAGCGGGCGGCGGTTTGGCGCAACAGGCCGCTATTGAAGAATCTGAAGAAGGGACTTTTCTTCGTAATCCTTTAGTTCTTTCCGCTGTTGGTGTGCTTGGAAGCATGGCTACTGGCCGTGTCACCGCTCGCGGCCCTCAGACCATTAAAGAGTTTTTTGGAAAAGGAACACCAAGCGAAGAACAAGTAACGCAACAAGCCAAAGCGCAGTATCGCGCCCTTGATAATGCTGGCGTAGCGTTTTCAGCCAGCGCATACAACCGTCTGCTTGGCAGTTTAAGACAGCGGCTTGCTGACGCTGGATATACAGACCAACCTGCAATTAAGGCGACCTTGACTAAACTTGAACGATTCAAAAACCAAGATCGCAAGTTGACCGATATTGATACTGCAAGAAGCGACATCACAAAGACTCTTATTAAGTCTCAAGATGAAAACGTGCGGCGCTTAGGCCGTGAAATTTCTGACGAACTTGATGAGTTTGTCCTTAACGCTTCGCCTAATGACGTTATCACCGGCAACCTGCCGCAAGCCCTTGCTCGATTGGGTGAGGCTCGCCGTTTGTGGGCGCAAGTTAGCAGAAGCGAGCAAATGAGCGATCTGTTGCGGCGTGCCAAACTATCAAAAAGCCCGCTTGATACTGCCGTTCGTGATCAGTTCCGTAGTTTTAAGAGAAACAATCCACGAGCGTACAACCGATTCTCTCCTGAAGAGCAAGAGTTCATTGATCGCGTGATTGACGGCGGTAAAGTTGCCGAGGTTCTAACTGACGTTGGTGAGGCATTGCGAGTTCAACGATCACTTGGCGGCACGTTGTACGCAGGTGTTGGTGGATTGGCTACGCCGTTTGCGGCCCAGATTGGGCAACTTGACCCGCTCACTGCCGCAGGAATTATGGGCGGCATTGCGCTGACACGAGGAGTCGCAACGGGTACAGGCAACGTCCTTGCTGCTCGCCGCGCTCAAGCCGCTGCAAACGCTATGCGTGGGTTTAGGCAGGCGCCTTTGGCTCCGCTTGCATTGCCAGCAGGGCAAGCCGCTATACGACCGGCTAATGACTTTTTAAGCCAGTCCGAAGTTCTTAACGCTTTGTCTGGGAGATAGCCATGCTGCAAGGCGCACTTAAGTCCAAAACTGTTTGGTGGAATGTCCTGCTGGCCGTCCTTGGCGGACTTGAACTGATGGGCGGTCACATGACCGTGCTGTGGGGGCAGGAAGTGGCTGCGGCGATCCTAATGGTCGGCGCGATGACAAACCTTGCGTTGCGGGCTGTCACCACGCAGGCGCTTTCGGAGAAGTGACGTGGATGACGTTCAGGTTCTTTTCAATATCATTCTGGGTGTCGCTGCGTTCTTGGGCGGCTGGGTCGTCAACAACCTGACCCGCACCATCGAGCGATTGGACAAAGACATCCGTGACTTGCCGCACGTTTATGTGCGTCGGGAAGACTACCGGGACGACATCGACTACATCCGTAAGACACTGGATGACATTTTCAATCTGATCAACCAACTGAGCAGCACCAAGGCCGACAAATGATGTGGGCGGCATGGCTGTGGCGTTACGCACCACACGCCGTAGTGGCAGCAGGGTTGGGGCTATTGTGTATATACGCCGTATATACATTTCGGGAGCAGGGACGTGCGGAACTTAGGCCGCAAATTGAACGACTGGAGGCCGCCTTGGCTGAGGAGCGGGCGGATCGAGCGCGTGCTGAACGTGCTTCAGGCTCGTATCAGTTGGAGATTGAGCGCCTTCGTGAGCGTGCTGCTCGCACTGCTGCTAACCGTTCTCCTGTCCGGTTGTGCGTCACCCCCGCCCCCCAAGGTGGGGCAGCCCCCGAAGGAACTAATGATCCCGCCCCCGCCCCCCGGAGCGATGACGGATCGGCTGGAAGCAATCCTCAAGCGGGGCCAGACATCGGAGCCGACCTCTACGCCCTAGCCGCCGCCTGTGACGCGGAAAACGCTAAACTGCGTGCCTTGCAGGGGTGGATACTAGACGGGGGTTAGCGTGGATTGGGCGTTCGTACCAAACTTCAAGGCTGACGAGTTCAATTGCTCGCACTGCGGTAAGAACGAGATGAAGCAGGAGTTTATGAACAAACTCCAAGCCCTGCGTTCTGCCTACGGTAAGCCGATGACGATTACGTCCGGCTACCGCTGCGCTAAACATCCTATTGAGGCTAAGAAAGCCAAGCCCGGAGCGCACGCCTCGGGCTGCGCCTGTGACATTGCCGTGGTCGGTGCCGACGCACATCGACTGTTGAAGTTAGCCTTTCAAATGGGCTTTACTGGCATCGGCGTTCAACAAAAAGGTAATGGCCGCTTTATACACTTGGATACTTTGGAGGGTGGTCTGCGGCCTAGTGTTTGGTCTTATTAGGAGGCGTATATGAGAACTGACGGCATACCTAAGCGCTTCCAACTAGCCGGTCACACCATCAATGTCAAAGTAATTCCGCCCTCCAAGTGGCGTCA